CAAGGGCTTGGTTGCTTCTGGCCCAGTCTCGTTTGCAAAAATCTATTCGGTCTTAAATGAAACGCTCCGTCGTGGTGGAGTTTATAAAAACGGTGCAGTGGTTATTCACTTGGACCTTAATCATCCTGATATCCTGGAGTTTATTACCATTAGTCGTAGTGAGCTTCCTTGGGTTAAGCGTTGTGTGGATATCAACGACTACTGGTGGGAAGAGGCTACTGAAGAGGTGCGCCACGCCCTTCTCCAAGGTATCAAAAAGGGTGACATCTGGTTAAACAAAACTAAAATTGACATCAATGGCAACCGCATCTATGGGAACGTATGTCTGGAAGTCTATCTGCCCTCACGAGGTACTTGTCTCTTGCAGCATGTCAACCTCGGTGGATGCGAGTTCGCTGATATTGAACGTGCATTTACCAAAGGAATGTCCGAGCTGTGTGCACTCCATGCCCGAACTGGTGTTGGAGAAACTGGAGAATACCTCGCTCCTGAAACAGATCGCCAAGTCGGTCTCGGAATGCTTGGACTTGCAAACCTTTTGAGGCGACACGGGGTAACCTATGCTGAGTTTGGTGATGCACTAGAGGCCATCAACAACCGCGAGCCTCACGAACATACGCCTGCTACCTTGCTGGCTCATGAGCTTCGTAAGGGTGTAGAGATTGCCGCACAGATTGCTCGTGCTAATAACATGGTCCGAGCATTTGCCATTGCCCCTACTGCTTCTTGTTCGTACCGCTACAAAGATCCAGATGGGTACACTACCTGTCCTGAGATTGCTCCTCCGATTTCCACGGAGGTTGACCGCGACAGTGGCACCTTTGGTGTCGAGCACTATGACTATGGTGACGTTGAGATTGCCAGCAAAGTTGGCTGGACAACCTATCGCAAAGTTGCCGACAATATCATGCGCCTGTTGGATTCAACAGGTCTGCTGCATGGATATTCCATGAATAGCTGGAGCGACGTTGTGGACTACAACCAATCCTTCATTGAAGAATGGCTCACTAGCCCCCAGACTTCACTCTACTATTCTCTGCAAGTCATGCCTGACACTCAAGACAAGAGTGATGCAATGGCTGCATTGGAAGAGTTTGATGATAAGTTCTGGGAAGAGTACGAGTCGTTCTCTAAAGAACCTCAATGTGATTGTGCAGAATGAACCCTTATCAGAAACTTCTCTCTCGTAAACGATCCTGGACTCCGGTTCAGGTTGAAGCAGGAGACTTTGCTCCTGGTTCTGAAGAAGCCATGCTACGTGCGCTCTCGGTTCGTAACCTTGAGATCCCTGTAGGTGATTTTATTAAGAACGCCCTTCAAAAAGACTACCCCGCTGCTGCTAAAGAGCTTCTTGAAAGCAACATCCAAGATGAAGAAAAGCACGACCTCGCTCTTGATTACATCGCTCGCGCTCATAAGCTGGAAGACATTCCAGAAGCTGCGAAAATCCAGAAAGCATGGATCGAAGCACCAGAGCATCCAGTGCTCAAAGCAATGGTGCTTGAACGGTCAGTGTTCTTTGTGCTCCTACCCTTCTTTAGATGGAATGGGGATGCAGGATGCCGCACTGTATCAGCAGACATTTCTAGGGATGAACAAGTCCACGTTGCATCAAACTCTCTTGTCTGTAAAGAGCTTGGCCTCACGGTCACTCAAAACCTTGACAAGCTTCGTAAAGCAACTGTAGCGTGGATCATGCAACCTCTCGGTTCTAATGAGAACCCTTATCTTGACCGCGAGTTTTGGATCAAACAATCAGACAGCCTTCTCTATAATGGGAAGGCAGAGGGTCTGATTGCTACCCGCCGTGCTCGTATGCCCGCATTCTTTGAGCACTCTAATGTCAATCTTCCTGAGTACGGCTGAGTTTGATCGGCTGCTTCAGGAATTAGATGAACTATTTCCTGATCAATTTCCTGACTACCAGCTTAGTGAGAAAGAGATTTCTTATAGAGCTGGACAAGTTTCAGTTGTCAGGTATTTAAAAGAAAAACTATCATCGGAGAATTAATCATGTGTTTTGGAGGAGGAGGAGGACAACAAGCTCCTGCCATTCCACCGGCTCCCCCGCCGCCCCCACCGCCCCCGGCTCCCATCGCCCCTCCGGCTCCGCCCCCGCCTGCTCCTGTCACTGCTCCTCAGAGGACTGACATTGAAGCTTCTCGGGTGCGTCCGCCTAGTGCTGATGTGGAAGCCAAGCGCCGTGTGCGTGAGGGTACTACTCGCCTCAAGAAAAAGATGCCTCAAGATCAGCAAACTCTGCGTACTACTGAACAGCAGACTGCTGCTGAAGGTTCTCAACCTACCCTTAATGTTAGCGGTAGTATGAATCCTGCTGGTGGTTCTCTTAATATCCAACGACAATAAAAATGAAAAGCGCACGGCAACGTTACCATGAATTAACGAGTGGCCGTACCGCCTTTCTTGACATTGCACTTGAGTGTGCAAAGCTAACTATTCCTACTCTGCTTATGCATGAGGAGACTACAACCGATTACACTCGGTTCAAGACTCCTTGGCAATCAGTAGGAGCAAAGGGGGTAGTGACCCTGGCATCTAAGTTGATGCTAGGTTTGCTACCTCCTTCTACTTCATTCTTTAAACTCCAGCTGGATGACTCTAAGCTGGGTGTTGAAATTCCTGCGGAAGCAAAGAGTGAACTAGACTTAAGCTTTGCTAAGATTGAACGGATGATCATGGAAAGCATCGCTGCTTCTACTGATCGTGTTCAGATCTTCTCTGCGATTAAGCATCTTGTGGTGACAGGTAATGCTCTTCTTTACATGGGTAAAGATGGCATGAAAATGTACCCGCTTAATCGTTATGTAATCGAAAGAGACGGTAACGGTAACGTGACTGAGATCGTTACTCGGGAACGTGTTAATCGTAAGCTTCTTGGTCCTGAATTTGAGAAGCCTAAACAAATCCAAAGTGTAGTTGACAATAGTGTTGGCGGTACATACGATAAAGACGTTGACGTTTACACTTGCGTCAAGTTAACTAAAAAAGGATGGACTTGGTATCAGGAAGCTGATGACAAACTCCTGCCTAACAGCTATGGTAAAGCTCCTAAAGACAAGAGCCCCTGGCTTCCTCTGCGCTTCGTAACTGTTGACGGTGAGGACTATGGACGCTCTAGAGTTGAAGAGTTCCTTGGTGACCTACGCTCCCTTGAAGCCCTCATGCAGGCGCTTGTAGAGGGCTCTGCTGCAGCTGCTAAGGTTATCTTCACTGTGTCCCCCAGCTCCACCACTAAGCCAGCCTCCCTGGCTAATGCCAGCAATGGTGCTATCATCCAAGGTCGTCCTGATGACATTGGTGTAGTACAAGTTCAGAAGCAGGCAGACTTCCGTACTGCATTTGACCTTGCTGGTGTACTAGAGAAACGAATCTCTGAAGCTTTCCTTATTCTGAGTGTGCGTCAGTCTGAACGGACTACTGCTGAAGAAGTAAGGATGACTCAGATGGAACTGGAGCAACAACTTGGTGGTCTCTTTTCTTTGCTGACTACAGAGTTTCTTATTCCTTATCTGCAACGTAAGATGCATGATCTTACCAGAGCACGTCAGATTCCATCCTTGCCTAAAGGTCTTGTGAATCCTACGATTGTTGCTGGTATCAATGCTCTGGGTCGTGGACAGGATCGGGAATCTCTGATTCAGTTTGTGACTACCATTGCTCAAACAATGGGTCCTGAAGCTCTGCAGCAATTCGTCAATCCTGATGAAGCAATTAAACGTCTGGCTGCTGCTCAAGGTATTGACATCCTTAACCTTGTTAAAGGTATGGAACAGATCAAAGGTGAGCAACAACAGGCAATGCAGAAACAGATGCAGATGTCTATGGTTAACCAATCTGCTCAGCTGCTGGGTACTCCTCTCATGGATCCCTCTAAGAACCCGCAGGCAGTCGATGCTATGCAAGCTGCTATGATGAATCCTGCTATGCAGCAAGGTTTACAGAACATGTCTGGTGGAGGACAACAGCCTCCAGCTGAAGCGCCTGCTCTTCCTCAACCTCCTGGTTAATTAACTAGCACCGTTTATGGCTATTAACATTTCATACGATCCATCTGATGATCCCGAAGCTATTGCAGCTGCTGAAGCTAGGGACGCCGAAAGCCTTGAGCTTGGCGAACAGATGATCCAAGATCAGCAGGATCTTCTTGCTGGTAAATACAAAAACGCTGAAGAGCTTGAGAAAGCTTACATTGAACTTCAGCAACGCTTTAGTAGAGGTGAAGACTCTGACCCTGAACCTGCAGATGATGCAGAGCAATCAAACGAATCGTACGATTACGAGCGTTATGATGAAGAGGGTACGGTTAACTATGATGCTGTTAAAGAAGCATATGGTGACAACCTTGCTAACGTGTTCCAAGAATCAGGCATTGATCCTTGGGAAATGAATGATCACTTCTATCAAAATGATGGCACTCTTACTGAAGAGATGTATGATCGTTTGAATGAAGCAGGGTTTAGTGATGAAGTTATTGACGCTTACCTGGGTGGCCTTCGTAGCCAAATGGGTACTGTTGAAGAAGCTCCTGTTCTAAGCTCTTCTGAAATCAATGAGATTAAAAATCTTGCTGGAGGTGAAGAAGGCTATCAACAAGTTGTACAGTGGGCTAGTGAAAACCTTAGCCAAACTGACATCGAAGCCTTTGATGAAGTGATTAATACTGGCAACAAAGCTGCCGTCAGGTTTGCTGTAAAAGCTTTGGTTTCTCAATTTGAAGATGCTATGGGACGTGACGCCGATCTAGTGACTGGTAAAGCTACAACTCAAGGCGCTCCTTATCGGAGTATGGCTGAGGTTGTGCGTGATATGCAAGACCCTCGTTATGAACGTGACGAGGCTTATCGTTCGGATATCATGCAAAAGCTGGAACGTTCTAACATCAAACTGTAATAGTAAAGAGCCCTATCTCTTGCGAGTAGTGATGGGGCTATACAAAGGAGTGAGTAATATAAAAGTCCTTTGCTATTAAACAATGATTCCTCTTCTAACTACTCTGTCAGTGATCACCAGCTGGTACGGTCCTGGCTTCCACGGAAACCTCACCGCCAATGGTGAACGGTACAATCAACACGGCCTTACTGCAGCGCACAAGACACTACCCTTTGGAACTAAACTTAAAGTTTGTTTAAAAAGGTGTGCCGTTGTTCGGGTCAATGATCGCGGTCCTTACATTCATGGTAGGGGTTTAGATCTCAGTAAAGGTGCGGCTGATGCTATCGGTCTCACTAACTCTGGAGTTGGACGAGTCAAAGTAACTCGACTGAACTAACTTCATCTATGACTGCCACAATCGCAGCTTCTCCCAAATCTACTTGGGACCTATTTACCGACTGGGTAACCAGTACCAATAACCGTCTTTATGTAGGCTGGTTCGGAACACTGATGATTCCGTGTCTCCTTGCGGCAGCCATTTGTTTCATTGTCGCTTTCGTGGCGGCTCCGCCTGTAGACATTGATGGAATCCGCGAACCAGTTTCAGGCTCCCTGTTGTATGGAAACAACATCATATCGGGAGCCGTCATTCCGAGCAGCAATGCCATCGGACTTCACTTCTACCCAATTTGGGAAGCTAATTCACTTGATGAATGGCTCTACAACGGGGGTCCTTTCCAGCTCACAGTCTTCCACTTCCTCATTGGCATCTATGCTTACATGGGACGAGAGTGGGAACTTAGCTATCGACTAGGGATGCGTCCCT